GGTAAATACTGCTGATGTCGCTCTATCGCAATATCGCCAAGAAACGCGCACGCATTAAGGCGGGCAGCGGTGAGAAAATGAGAAAGGTCGGAGCCAAGGGTGCGCCCACGGCTGCGGCCTTTAAGGCTGCGGCGAAAACCGCAAAAAAGAGAAAGAAGGCCAAAGCATGATTGTTTGTGACAACTGCCCATATCGTGGTCGCTGCGAAATCAGGCAGCGTTGTATTCAGGGCAAAAACGCTATGCCTGACATGACACCGCCGCCAGCTCCGTCAAAGTTTGTGCAGACCAGCAAAGGCACAGTCGAGACTGCCGGAAAACGCGGCGCACCAATCAAGACTGCGGTCAAGAAGGTCATCAAAAAGGCGAAGATGCATTGAACATCAGACGCCCGATTGTTGGCCGGATAAGACGCCCGCAGCCCCCGCTAGAACCAAAGGCGGAAGTGTGCGATAATGTCGACACGCCAAAGACGGCGACCAAGGTTAAACGTGCGCCAAAACGCGCGGCAAAAGGTGCAAGGAAAAATGGCTAAAAAGATGGACGACGATCAATTGGGCAGCATCGTGTCTGGTGAGATCACCGACGCGCTCAATCACTTTGATAACGAATACACGACTGACCGCCTCCGCGCCTTGGACATGTATCTGGGCGAGCCACTCGGAAACGAGATAGACGGTCGCTCGACAGTGATTGCGACCGAGGTTGCCGACACCGTCGAGGCCATCATGCCTAATTTGATGCGGGTGTTTACGACAAACGACAAATATGTTCGCTTTAGCCCGCGCACTGCCGAGGATATGGAATCTGCCGAGCAAGCCTCGGATTACGTCAATTATGTGCTGAACACCCAGAACCCCGGCTATCAAATCCTGCACACGTTTTTCAAGGATGCGCTGTTATTCCGTTTGGGTGTCGTAAAGTTCTTTTACGAGACACGCGAGGAAGTTGACGAGGAAGAATATAGCGGGTTAAGCGAAGAAGAACTGACGATGCTTTTGAGCGACCCGACTGTCGAGCTTGTGTCTCAGACAGAGACTGTCGTCGAGAGCATTTACGACGACGAGACCGGCGAGACCGAAGACCTGCGCTCCGAGTACGATTTGACTGTACGCATCAAGCGCGAAGAAGGTGACATCAAAATCATCAATATTCCGCCTGAGGAGTTTTTGGTTTCTCGCCACGCGACTTCGCTTGACGACGCAAACTTCATAGCGCACCGCACCAACATGACCGTCTCAGACCTTGTGGCTATGGGCTATGACCGCGACGAGGTCGAGCAGTTTGCTGGCGAGAATGAGCTGGACACCGACCGCGAGGTCAGCAACAGATTCCAAGACCTTGAATCGTCAATGCCGGTTGATGCGGCAGACCCGACACTGCGGTCTGTGCCTTATTATGAGTGCATTATCAAAATGGACTACGACGGCGACGGCATTGCCGAGCGTCGGCGCGTCTGCGCGATTGGCGCTGAGGGCAAGCACATTTTGCACAATGAGCCATTTGACCACATCCCATTCGCGTGCGTCTCGCCTATTATGATGCCGCACCGCCTGATTGGGCGCAGCATCTTTGACATGACCGAGGACTTGCAGGTCATCAAGTCAACGCTGATGCGCCAGTATCTCGACAGCGTCTACTCATCTACCTTGCCACGCATTGCGGCGGTCGAGGGGCAGGTGAACCTCGACGATTTGCTTGACGGCTCACCCGGCGGCGTAATCAGAACACGCCAACCGGGCATGATTCAAGCCCTAACCGGCGCATCAGTCGGCAACGAAATCCGCCCGCTGATGGATTATCTCGACACGGTAAAAGAACAAAGAACAGGCATGAGCCGTGCGTCTCAGGGGCTTGATGCCAACAGCCTACAGTCAAGCACCGCCAGCGCGGTCTCAGCGACCGTGCGCGGCGCTCAGGTTAAGCTGGAATCTTATGCTAGGACAATGGCGGAGACAGGCGTCAAGGCACTCTATAAGGGTATTTTGCACTTAGTTCTCAAATTCGATAACAAAGAAAAGATCGTGCGCCTGCGTAACAAATTTGTGCCGATCAACCCAGCCGAGTGGTCAAGCCAGTTTGACACCGTTGTGCAGGTTGGCTTAGGCACGACTGACGACGAGACAAAGATCGCCTTCCTGACACAGATTGCATCAAAGCAAGAGCAAATCCTGATGCAGCTAGGTCAGGACAACCCGCTTGTGACGGCGCAGCAATACGTCAACACCCTGCGCTCAATCACTGAGGTCGGCGGCTTTAAAGATAGCAGCCTGTTCTTTAACTCGCCTGAGCAAGTCACGCAGTTTATTGAGCAGCAAAAGCAGCAGGCAGCCGGTCAGCCGCAGCAGCCGTCGCCTGAGCAGCAGCAGATGCAGCAGCTTATGCAGCTAGAGCAACAGAAGACGCAGGCCGACATCCAGATCGCGCAGCAAAAGGCTGAGGCTGACATTGCGCTGAAGCGCGAAAAGATGCAGGCCGAGCTTCAGATGGAGCGCGAGAAGATGCAAATGGAACTGCAGATGCGCCAGCAGGAGCTACAGGCTGAGGCTGAACTGCGTGTCGCTAAGGCGGTCACCGACGCCGAAATATCAACCAACCTACCGAGGGCATAGAAATGGCCAAGCTAAACAAAATTATGCCGCCGCGTAACACAAAAATTCGCGGCCAAGACCACCTACTGGCGTATATTACGCCAGAAGAAGCGGCGCTGCTTAAAGCTAGAGGCGGTTCTGGTGAGGCTGGCCCTATGGGTATTCCAGCGTTTTTTGACGTTGGTGAAGGAATGGGTGGTTACGGCTCCGGTGATGCGGATGACGCAACAGGTGGTGCAGGCGACCCTGACGCCGGTATCGGCGGCGGTGGAGGAGCCCCTGGCGGCGGTGGTCGTAGCTCCGATGATGGCGATGGCGGCGGTTATGGGTATGGGTCGCACGATGACGCATCATCACCGGGTCAAGCCCCCTCTGGCCCTTCTGGTGGCGGTGGCTACGATACAATCGGCAGAGCCGCAGAAAAAGATTATGGCGCTCCAGAACCATCAGCCCAAGATATTGAGGCTGCTAGAGGTTTTGACTTTGGAAGCGAAGCCTCTGACGCTTTAGCGGCTTCGTTTGGGCAAGGATTCAACCAGATGGGTGCTGGTCTTGGCTATAATGTTTCTGGATTAGAGCTTGATAAAGCCTTTGGTCAACTTGATGAGAGAATGGCAAGGGCTGAAAATTTGCCTGGGTTGCTCGGTGTTATGGCAAATTTAAATTTGTCAAACATAAGGTCAGGCCTCCAAAAAGGATACGCGCCAGCTTTTGATAAGGCTGGAAATATTCAAGGCGCTTTCGGCCCAGACCCATTTGGTTTTGGCGGGTTGGTTTACAGCGGTAATCCAATCGAAGGCAATAAGGCAACAGGTTGGTCTGACGTTGACGGCGGTGACGGATATGACTCTCGCGACCCAGTCAAGCCAGTAAACCCAGAGACCGGCCAATGCGATGAGGGCTATATGTTCGACGAGGACATGCAGGCTTGCCGCCTAGACACAAGGTCTTCTATGGGCGATCAGCCAGCGCTGCCGCAGGTTCCGTTTCAGCCGGGCGGGTATGCACGGATGGGTCTGTTAGATGAGGCTCCAACTAATCTGCCTCAGTTCCAGCAGCGTTACGGCGCGGGCTTCGGCACGCCTTCAGAGTTTGCTGCGGCTAACACCGCGTTCAGGCAGCAGGGCGCATATCGTCCAGAATACTTTAAGCGGCCATATCCGACAGACGGATACACATTATTAGGTTAGGGAAAAAATGAACGAAGGTAAGGCGAGGGAAGCGGTGCTGCGGGCTGAGAAGGCTGAGGCACTGCTTAGGAATGAATTGTTAACCGAGGCGTTTGACTATCTGGAGAGCCAGTTTATTCAGGCTTGGAAGTCAAGCGGCATAGGTGAGGCCGAAGACCGAGAGCGAATTTACCAATTGAGCCAGAACCTTGAAGCCCTAAAGGGGTATTTTCAAACGGTGATATCGGATGGTAAGATGGCGCAATCGCAAATTGACGAAGTCAAGAGGCGCTCAACTTTTAACAAGAGATAAGGTAGAAAAATTATGGTCGACAATCCTAATGGAACCGACGCAATTTCAATGACTGATGCAATTAGCCTTCTGAACACTCCCACTGAGGACACCGTTACAGATGAGCGAAATGAGGCTGAAGACCAGCCTCAACAGCCCGAAGCCGAGGCGCAAGTCCCATCCGAAGATCAGGCGCAGGACGCCCCCGAAGATGACGACTATGACGATGAGGCTGATGACGGCGAAGATGCCTACGATGACGATGATGACGACGAGGAAGTCGACGAGGAACCCGCTGAAAAGCTGTACACCGTAAAGGTTGACGGCAAAGAAGTGGAAGTTAACCTCGAAGAAGCCCTCAAGGGTTACCAACGTCAGGAGGCATTTACTAAGCGATCAATGGAACTGGCCGAGCAACGCAAGGCATTTGCTGCTGAGGCAGCGGAAACAAAACAGCTCCGAGACGCTTACGCGCAGCAACTTGAGTTACTGCAAGCCCAACTCCAGCAGACAAACCTCACTGAGGAACCTGACTGGGCAGCCTTGAAAAACGAGGGCTATTCGACTGACGACATTTTCTTTGCCAAGACCGAGTGGGACAAGCAACAAAAGCAGGCCTACCAAGTCGCAGCAGAGCGTCAGAAAATTGCCCAACAGCAGGCACAGGAGCATGAGGCGCAATTAAAGCAGCACCTTCAAAACCAACGTGTCGAAATGCTTGAGCGCATACCTGAGTGGCGTAATGACGAGACCCGCGAGTTTGAACGGAAAGAAGTCATTAAGTACGCCCAGAAGCGTGTCGGGTTTAGCGAGGAAGAAATCTCATCAGCGTCAGATGCACGCGCGATTGAGCTTTTGTACAAAGCGTGGAAGTGGGACAATCTAATGGAAAAGAAACCTACAACCAAAAAGCGCACTCGCCAAGCACCGAAGATGGCCAAGGCAGGGCAACCGGCAACCAAGCGCGAAGTTGCTAATCGTTCAAAGCGGAAGGCGCGTGAACAGTTTGAAAAGGCTGGCACCGTTGACGCTGCTGTACAACTTTTGATGGGTAGATAACCCGAAGGAACAAAACAATGGCCGTGTTCACAACACAAAACGCAGTGGGTGAAAAAGAACAGCTCGCTGACATCATCTACCGGATTGATCCGGCAGAAACTCCAATTTTTTCCAATGTGAAAAAAGAAACCTCAAACGGCATTTTCGTCGAATGGCAAGTTCAGGAGCTGACCGCCGCGTCTGCTACTAACTACCACAACGAAGGTGCAACCACAGCTACTGCTGCGGCGACACCAACTTCACGGATCGGTAACTACCACCAGATTTCAAAGAAGGTGTTTGCAACATCTGGCACACTCGACGCTGTTGATTCAGCCGGACGTGAGCGGGAACACAATTACCAGAAGGTCTTGAAGGCCCTGGAATTGCGCCGGGACATCGAAAAAGCAATCGGTGACACAGACGTAGCACGTTCTGGCTCAGACCCACGCAAGTCAGCGTCTTTGACTTGCTGGATCACAAACGGCTCAGTCGGTGCGACTGCCGGTGCCTTCGCCACAGGCGACGGAACTGACACAATCACTGGTGGAGACGACCGGGCGTTAACACTTGCCCTCATCGAAGATGGGATGCAGGATGCCTGGACAGACGGCGGCTCACCTGAGCTGATGATTGCCTCGGCCACAAACCGCGCCAATTTTTCAGACTTGTCAGCCACTGGCAACTTGGTCAGCAACGACGTGAACATGACTGCCGCTAAGGAAGTCAGCTACGTTGGTTCGACTAGCGTCATGCTGACCGATTTCGGTACTGTGCAAGCTGTTCCATCTCGGTTCCTTGGAAACGACCGCGTGTTCTTGATTGATCCAAACTTTGTTTCAATCTGCACGCTCAACGGACGTAACTTCCTTGAGCAGGAGTTGAGTCAGGACGGCGATGCAAAATCTTCGCATCTTCTCTGCGAATGGTCTTTGAAACCTACCGCGCCTAAGGCACACGCAATGATTATGGACTTGAACGGTTCATAGCAAAACTGAGGGGGCGGGCAACTGCCCCCTCTATTTCATAAGGGAAAAGACATGAAGCGAGTTTTATACACAGACCCTCACACCGCCAAAGAGGTGGTTATGGATCAACGCTCTGATGGCACAGACATCATTGAGACGACCCAGAGGTTCGACACGTTGATTAAGATCAACAAGCAGATGAACAACGACTACCGACCCAACGCAACGGTAAACACGCAGCGTCATATACAGCATGTGGCGGAAATACCAAATGTCGTGTATAATCACCTGCTAGAGACACTAGGCCCGCCTGCCCAAAATCCAAAGGGCTGGAAGGCTTGGTTGAACAATAGCGAGAACCGAGACTTCAGGACAGGCGGCGGTAACATCTAATGGCAATTGCGACCTACACAGATTTGCAGACATCCATAGCTAATTTCTTGGCGCGTGATGATTTAACCGCACAAATCCCTGACTTCATTGCGCTGGCTGAGGCTACTATGAGCCGAGAGCTGGAGACACGCAGTCAGGAAAAAAGGGCGATTGCAAGCACTGTGTCGGGCAATGAATATCTGAGCTTGCCGACTGACCTAAGAGAGGTCAGAGAGGTAAAGTTAAACACATCACCGCTGACCGTGCTGAGATACTACAGCCCTGTCGCGCTAGATGAGCAGTACGCATCAGAGGGCGGCGGCAAGCCGAAGGGCTACAGCATTGTGGGCGACGAAATAAAGTTACGGCCAGTGCCTGACGCCACCTACGAGATGGAAATCGTCTACATAGGTTCTATTGAGGCTTTGTCTGCATCAAACCTCACAAACACAATCTTGAGCCGGTCACCCGACGCTTATCTTTATGGCTCCCTTGCTGAGGCTTACGCCTACCTTCTTGATGAGACTAGGGCGTCTCAGTATATGGCTCGATTTGACAAGGCTCTGGCACAGATCAAGGTGGACAATCAGCGCGCCCATTACGGAACTGGTAGCCTTCAAATCAGTAGTATTTATCAACGCCAATCGCAAGCTGCGGGGACTTAAATTATGAGTGCAATGAGTGACTATCTTGAGAACGAAATTCTCGACCATATCCTTGGAACCGGCGCATACACTATGCCGTCTACTGTTTATGTTGGGCTGGCCACTGCGTCTTTCAATGACGACAACAGTGGCACGGAGCTAACCGGCAATAACTATGCGCGTGAAAGTGCAGCGTTTACTGCCGCAGCGTCTGGTACAACCTCAAACAGCGCGGCGATTGAGTTTAACGCGGCGACTGGCTCTTGGGGAACTGTAAGCCATTTTGGCATTTTTGACGCTCTTAGCGGCGGTAATCTGTTGATCCACGGTGCGTTCACTACAGCTAAGTTGATCGCTAACGGCGACATCTTGAAAATACCGACAGGTGACCTAGACATCACCGCAGCTTAAAGGCGGTACGATGGCAACCAGCGACCCACAACTTGAGCAGCTAACTGGCAGTATAGACGCGCTGCCAGCGAGCCTCGATAGTCCTGACGCTCTGCCGTGGTGCAACCCCACGCTGGATCAGTTGGATAGTTGGGGTACGCTTGAGCAGCTAGACGATTTCGGATACACGCTGGACGAGATTGGCACCGGAGACCGTCTGTGCGTCCTTGTTGCTGACGGCTCCGCGTCAGTAGCTATCAACGCTACCGGCGCTGTACTATTTGCCATTGAGTTTGATGGAGCCGCAACGATTGCTGCATCAGCCACGGTTACACCTCAGCGCGTTCAGCATTTTGATGGCGCGGCGTCTGTCGCCGTCACATCTACCGGCACGGCAAACCGCATACAGAGCATGTCAGCCTCAGTCACTGGTGCTGCCGGTGTTACGGCTAACGCAATCTTTATTGCATCATACGGCGGAGCTGCGGGGATTGCGTTTAATGCGACGGCTCAGGCGTTTGTTGTTCTTAGGGTTGACGGTCAAGCCACCGCAGCAGTAACAACAACCTCAGCGCCTGTCGGCACGTTTGTAATGTCGGGGTCGGCAAATGTCGCCGTGAGTGGTACAATCGCGGGCGAGATATTAGGCGAGGCTTGGGTAGACGAGGCAGATACGGCGGCGACGTGGACTGATACTACAGACACACCGGCTATCTGGTCGACCGTAACGTCTGGCGCAACAGGAGTTTGGTTAAGTCAATGATTACTTTTGGTGAGTGGCTACCAGATCAGCCAGATTATTTAAATGCTGGTGTTATCGACGCGCATAATGTGGTGCCTGCCTATAACGGTTATCGTAGTTTGGGCGAGTTTGTGGCTTACTCTGACAGCGCGGATAGCACTATTTTAAATGTTTTTTCAGCTAAAAACTCATCTGGCGGCGTCCGTCTTTTTGCCGGTGACAGCAGCAAGCTGTATCTATTTAACCAAGTAGGATCAACTCTTGACGACGTCAGCGTGGCTGGCGGGTATTCACTGCTCTCATCTGAGCGTTGGCGTTTTGTTAAATTTGGCGAAGAAGTTATCGCTGCTGGCGGCATTGGTGAAAGCCTGCAAAAGTTCAACGTATCCACTGACAGCGCATTTAGTGTCTTGTCAGCCAGCGCACCAAAGGGCGACTTCATTGCTGTTGTTCGTGACTTTGTTTGGGTTGCCAATCTGGACACAGGCTCTGGCCGCGTACCGTATCGGTGTTACTGGTCTGGCTTTAACGACACAACATCTTGGACGGCTGGCACAGATCAGTCTGATTTTCAGGACATTCCTGACGCTGGTGCGATTACCGGCTTAGTGGGCGGTGAATATGCCACCATACTTATGGAGCGTGCTATTGTTCGCGCCACTTACACAGGCCCACCGCTAATCTGGCAGTTTGATAAAGTCGAGACTGCTCGCGGCTGTCAGGTGGCTGGCTCTGTTTGTAATATTGGGCATACGGTGTTCTATTTGTCAGACGACGGTTTTTATTCTTTTGACGGCTCGCGCTCACAGCCAATTGGCGCTGAAAAGGTGAATCGTTGGTTCTTTGACGACTTTAACTTTGGCTACAAAGACAAGATGACATCTGTGGTTGACCCGCAAAACCAGTTAGCTATCTGGTCATATGTCAGTAACAGCGCAATCGACAGTACGCCAGATCGTCTGCTTATTTACAACTATGCTTTAAACAGGTGGTCATACGCGACAGTTCGTGCAGACCTTGTGGCACCGTTCTTCACCGCCGCCTACACGCTAGAGAACCTAGACCAAATTTCCGGCTCCCTTGATGCCTTGCCAGCTTCACTTGATAGCGCTTTGTATAAGGGCGGTCAGTATTTGTTTGGCGGTGCGCTTGGTGATAAGATTCATTCGTTTTCTGGAGACCCGCTAGAAGGCACGGTTATCACTGGCGAGACAGGCATTGCCACAGGAAACCATACGATTGTGACAAGAGCCTATCCTTACCACGAGGATGGCAGTGTAACGGTGTCTATAGGGCTTAGGGGCAAACACACAGACACGGTGGCATATACGGCGGCTGGCAGCGTTAACGACGCTGGGTTTGTGCCGTTTAGGGCGCAAGACCGCTATCACAGAGCTAAAATGGTTTTAACTGGTCAATGGTCATACGCGCAAGGGCTGGATATTGAGGCCAAGAAGGTTGGCAGGCGATGACTACTACCGAACGCACCACAAACTTTAGGGTACTAAACCCGATTACAGCGACAACGCGAGAAATCGCTGAGTTGCTAAACCGCACGATTAATGGCGGTTTAAACAGTATTGGGTATGTAACTTTGCCTGCTAACTCAACGCAGGTAACAACAAGTGAGCCTAGATATTCAACGTCTAGTCTTGTGTTTTTTGCAGCAGTAGACCATAGCCCTTACCATCACAATCCTTGGATTGACAGCGCCAGCGCAGACGGAACTATGGTTATTAACTTTGACAATCAGGGACACGATGCACGATTTGCCTACCTTATTATCGGCTGAAGACAAGCTGAAGGAAAGGTTTGAGAAAAACCGCAAGTACATTGCGGACGCCCTCGAATACTCCGGCGGCACGCACTCAATAGACGACGTTTACCTTGCCTGCGCTGTTGGCGAGGCACAGTTACATCCACTGGAAAAGTCGTGTATTATAACTGAGGTTGTGGACTACCCAAGCCTAACCGTTTGTCGTATCTGGCTGGCTGGTGGAGACTTGGACGAGCTAATGCAAGCTGAGAAGTCTATTGCGGTTTGGGCTAAGGCTCAGGGATGCGATGCGATGGAAATTAACGGTCGGATGGGCTGGAAACGAAAGCTCAAGGATTACAAAGCCACGTCTGTGGTTCTAACAAAGGATTTGAGAGATGAGTAAAGGCGGGGGTGGAGACACCAGACAAATCGTCCAGACAACTGCGGCACCAGAATACGCGCAGCCATTTTTAGAGTACGGCCTGTCTGAGGCTAAAGAATTATACGGTCAGCAGCCTGAGTATTACAGAGGCCCGACCACTATTGGGTTTTCACCTGAATCCGAAATGGCTCTTTCTGCGACGCGTGAGCGCGCCTTGGGCGGCTCTCCGCTTGTATCTGGGGCGCAGTCCTTAACAGGTCAGGCGATGGCTGGGGGATTGCAAAACTTAGCTATGCCATACGCTCAGGGATTAGCCGGTGGCGCTAATCTAGGTGAATCAATCGGCATGATGCGCCAGACGGCTCGCGGTGACTTCCTTGGCGGGTCACCCGGCCTTAGCGGAGCTATTGAGCGTGCGTTAGACCCTGTTGAGGAGCGTATGCAGGCGGAACAAAGTATGGCTGGGCGTTATGGCAGCGCATACGGTCAGAGAGCAGCAGCAGATGCTATGAGCCGCGTCGCTGGTGACATAGCTTACCGAGATTACGCCTCAGAGCGGGCAAACCAGCTTGCGGCTCAACAAAATCTTGCGGCGCTGCAAGAGGCTCAATACGGAAGCCAGCTTCGCGGTATGGGTGCGCTTGGGCAGCTTAGTTCAGCAGATATACAAAGACGCCTTGGCGCGGCAGCGGCTGCGCCTGGTATGGCAGAGCTTGATTACGCCGACTTGGCGAAATTGGGTGCCGTCGGCGGTGCGCGCGAGGCTCAGTCTCAAGCGGAATTGCAGGCTGACATTGAGCGCTTTAATATGGAACAGCAGCAGCCCCTTATGTCGCTGGCAAACTATATGGCAACTGTTCAGGGCGGTACGGTTGGCGGTCAGTCGACTACGCCGGTATTTAGAAATACGACAGGTGATTTCCTGAGTGGTTTGAGTGGTCTGGCTGGCGTCGGCAAGGCATTTGGGCTTTTATAGGTTAGGGGACTAAGCATGTCTGTAGGTACAGAAACATTTTTACGGTTGTTGCAACAGCAGCAGCAGGCGGCTCCGTATAGCCGCTCTAAAATAACGCGCCAGTATCAAACGCCTTACGGCGATACACCGCCAATGGCTTTACGCCGCCCTCAACCGCCAAGCGCTATGCCAACCGCGCCCAAACTTTCGCCAATGATGCAGGCAATCGCCAACCGCGCGGCTATGTCAAAGCTGACACCCGGTGCTGGTCAGGTTGGCCTGCCAACTGGTGGCGCAGGTGGGATGCCTCAGCCTAGTGCGCCCACAATGCCTCAGGGCGGCGGCGCACCAGCACAGACTACATTTGCCCAGCGGTTTGCCCAGCCTCAGACACAGGCGCTTCTTGGCGCGGCTATAGCAGGCGCTGAGGCTTCAGGTTACCAAGACCGTCCGGTTTCGCTCGGTCAGGTTTTAGGCCGTATGGGTGCTGGCGCTATGGGAAGCTATCAAGCCGCTGAGGATCGCATTGCGGCTCAGAAGGCGGGGCAATTAAAGGAGCTTTTGACGCGAGCTAAAATTGGCACTGAGTTGGCAAAGAGTGGTCAGGGCTTTAGTGGCAACAGCATGACAGCTCAGTCATTCAGAACGCTTCTCAACATTGGCCCAAAAATAAAATCTGGCAAAGCCACAGAGCCAGAGAAAGCGCAATATGATCTTGCCTTCGGTTATTTGGCAAAGCCAAAACAGCAAAAGACATACGACGACCTAGGCAATGAGACGATTACAACTATCCCAGCACAAGACCTTTCGCAGTTTCCGTCGCCAAGAGGCGGAGCTGGCACAGTAGGGCAGGAAACAACGAAGCCGTCAACAGAGGCGATAAAGTCAGGTAAATTTGTTAAGGCTATGGACAGTATGGCTTTGAACGTAAACTCCTATAGGCAAGCTCTGGCAAAACTAAACAGAGCTGACATGCTCAGTGGTGCTGCGGAAGTCCCTACAGATGCAATGGCAAACGCCGCATCTATAGCAGAAGGTCTTAGGCTAGACCTAAAAGAACTTTACGAGCTTGGCGCTCTTGTTGGTGGCGACTTCCAGATTCTTGATAATCTATTGACCAGCCCCAACTCCGTTAAGGCGGCAAAGATGGGTGGCACCGCACTTTCTATTCAGCTTGACCAACTTGAAAAAATACTTGCTCAAAAACTGGCTGAAAAAGATGCTGTTTTATCTGGAACGTACAGCACCCCTGTTCCTGTCAATACCCCCGAAGAATGGGCAAAAGTTAAAGTTGGTCAATATGGAAAACTGCCAAACGGCCAAATTAAAATGAAAGTACAAACGCAATGAGCAATTGGTATGACAACTTGGATGATGCCGTTGATGTTGACGTTGTAGAGCCATCAACGCCATCAGTCGGCGGGTTTGACCCGATAGAGTTCGCCACTGGCCTTGCTCGGTCAATCGGTCAAGGCATTACGTTTGGAACGGCTGACGAGGCTGAGGGATTTATTAGAAGCATATTAGGCGACCAAACATACAAGCAGGCGCGGGATCAAGTTCGCAAAGAGCTTGACCAGTTTCGCACAGAGTATCCGAAGACAGCTTACGGCTCAGAGATTGCGTCTTCTATAGCTATGCCGATGGGTGTGGCTGGTCTTGTTGGCAAAGGTGTCGCAAAAGGCGCAACCAAACTAAACGAGCCATTCGCTGATCTTGTTGGACAGGCTGTGACAAGGGGAGCGCAAAAAGCGCCAAAAGCTCTAACAGGCAAGCCAGCTCAGGCGGCGGGTGCGAGCGCCTTATACGGCGCTGGCGCGGCAGAAGAAATGAGCGATGTGCCAGCATCAATGGCAATAGCCGGTGGGCTTGGTGCGGGTCTACAAAAAGCGGCACCCGCTGTTACCGCTGGTGCAGCAGAGCTTATAAAGAAGGGCGTTCCGTTGACAGTTGGGCAAAAGTTTGGCGGTATAACTGGTGGCATTGAGGAGCGTCTGTCTGGTCTTCCGGTTCTTGACTTTTTGATTGGTGGCGCTCGCCGTCGAGCCGTTATTGGGTTTGAAAGAGCCGCATACGATGAGGCTTTAGCCCCACTCGGAGAAAAACTGCCGAAGGGTGTAAAGGGTCGTGACGCTTATATCCAAGCTCAAAACATAATTAGCAAGGCATACGACGACGTTTTGAGCGACGTCAACATACCATCGCCAAGCCAGATCATTACGCAGATACCTGACGTTGCCGCCACCTTGCCTAAGCAAGAGGCTGGTGTGTATTCCAGAATAATAATGAAAGAGCTTGGCGACAGGGCAAAGGATGGCAGGCTCACCGGCTCTGCCTTCAAAGAAGCGCAGAGCGCGTTGCGCCAAAGGGCATATAAATTTATGACTTCACAAGACGCTTATCAGCGTGAGCTGGGCGAGGCGTTGAGCGATGCGGCTGAGGAACTGACGACGACGCTTGGCAAGTTCAATCCTGACAAAGCTGGAAAACTAGCCAATATTGACACGGCATATTCTAGGTTCAAGCCTATGCAAATGGCCGCCGCTTCAAAGGGTATGGCCGGTGAAGTCACCCCTGCAAAATTGCTAGAAAAAGTTTACGCGCAGTCACGGCGCTCGCCTTCCGTGCTTGCCAAGGGCGAGGGGCGTATGCAGCAGCTCGCAGAAACCGGCGCAGACGTTATCGGCACAAAGGTTCCTGACAGCGGTACTGCTGGCCGCTTGGCACTTACAATGGGTACGCTTGGCAGCGGTGCATTTCTCGATCCTGTCACAACAGGATTAGTGGCAGGTGGAACAGGGGCGGTTTATTCGCCGTTAGGTCAGGCTATCTTGGCTGGCACAAGAAAAGGTGGGCGCGACATACCGGGCATGATGCAGGGCGCTGGAGCAGCTATGCGCTCACCAGCAGCAGGCGGCTTGCTGTCTCAGCAGGTGCCTTCACCCATCAGCTCCGCCCAAGCAGGATCAATCGAAAATATGGCGGCTGGCGGCAACATCGTCGGCTACGAGACTGTGACGGATCGTCAGGGCAACCCTGTCACGTTTGCCAAGACATCTGATGGCCGTGCGGTGCGCGTGCGCTAGATTTATGGTATAAATAGGCATGCGCCTTTAGGAGAACAGAATGGCCAAAAATTCTATCAGAGACTACTCGGCAACGAATAGTAGCAATACGGATATCCAGAGTATCGACATCTCTGAGGGATGTAGCCCCGCTGGCATTAACAACGCCATCCGCGAGGTTATGGCCGACCTCAAGGACGTGTCTACTGGCGCGGTGGCTCTGGAAAGTCCTGCGATGGATAGCCTGACCGTTGACACTACTACGCTTGTGGTTGACGCGGTAAACAACCGCGTTGGCGTGGGTACTGTTTCACCTGCAACGCCATTACACATTTCTGGTGCTGCAGCAGCAAGTAACTATGCGACAAGAATAACAAATACGGCAACGGATGGATATTCGACGCTTCAACTCTTTGATGATCAGGCAGGTATCTATCGTGCTGGTAGCGGTGTGTCTGCCTACGGTGGCGCGAGTTCGCTAAATATACTCACTGTTGGTGCCTATCCAGTAACGCTAGGAACATCAAACACTGTGAGAATGACTGTTGCTGGCAGCGGCAACGTGGGCATTGGCACTGCGTCACCAACCAAGAAAGTGTCAGCAAATATTGGTCTGAATGATACTGACGGTTATGTATTAGAATATTCTGGTGATGCAAAAGGCGGCATCCTGTTAAATCCGATATCTGGTGAAGTGCGGATGGGTGCGTTGAATAGCAGTGGTACATATTTCACCACTTTATATGCAAACAACTCAGAAGCCGTCCGCATCGACAGCAGCGGCGGTGTAAAAATAAATACCACTGCCAATGTTGTAGGGGGTGGTGAATATTTAAGCGTTGCAGGAGGTAGTGGTTCTATCGGTGTTGGCATTGCTGGTACGAACACTAACCCTCTTGCTATTTGGCAACAGAAAACTGGCACTAATACTGCGATAATCTTTTTCTCGCAAGCAGGTGGCAACAATGTTGGTGCTATTACTGTCGGCACTACATCAACCGCCTATAACACCACATCAGACTACCGCCTTAAAGAAAACGTCACTGATATTACTGACGCAACCACACGCCTCAAGCAACTCAACCCTGTTCGCTTTAACTTTATTGC